CTTTTTGCTTTCAGTATAGCTCAAAGCTCTCTGAATACGGAATGAGTTACTGAATTAAATAGCAATTATTTTAATCGAATTGATTGAAGTTCTTGTAAAACAATGACTATTTACATATATAGCAGAACTCATAATAAAAAACATCTCCTGCTAAAGCTTTTTGCCATCTGACATAGAGATCGATTTCACCATTCTTACTAACACTAAGAAGGCAACTGGAATATGTATTATCTTGTGCTATTGCTCCAATATAAAGCTGTTTATCACAGCATGGAGCAGGTACTCCACTTGCAATATTAAGACCAGCATATACATTAACATTTTTTGTGATTTTGGTGCATCCATTGACCATCACCAAATTCCCAATTCTATTGCACTCAATCCATGAATCGGACGTTTTTACGTTAGAAGTATTAAGTGTCACAGGATATGTGTTTATACTCATTAAATTATTTTTTATTGTTGTCTCTGCATTTTTTAATTTGCTATTTAATTCAGTAAGCTCTTCCTTTAACTTGCTGATATTACCGATCACATTAAACAGCGGATTCACCTTTACAATATTGATTCCATTCAGTTCCACGCTATACAGAGGGAAGTCTGACTGCATTGCACCAGTCAAAATGTTTCCATCTACCGCCGTTGGTGCTGTAGCCGTTCCGGTGGAATCTTCTCCCTGGATCACAACCAGATCAACCGTTTCCTTTCCGGTGCTATCCTTTGTGTACCGGAACACGATCAGATCAACCCTGTTCGTTCCAGCGTGTCCATTGTTAATCGTCACCAGTGCGCTGTCATTTGCCGGAATCCTTACATGCCGTCCGTACATGACAGCATCACCGTCAGAAATTTTTACAATGTTATTTGACTGCACTTCTGCCTTGAACTGGCTGCCATTTTCCAGTACATATTTTGCACTTCCGAAAATACCAGCAAATAACGCCCCGTCAGATTCTGCACTAACTGCACGTCCAGTATCTCCGGTATCTAAATAATTTGTTGCCATTGTTATTTCTCACCAACCTTATACGTTATAGTTTCTATGCCATTTTTTATTTTTACAATTTCCTGTGTTACCTGTTCCTTCAGCAGAATTCCGGTTGCCCGGTTTCTTCCACCAACAATATCACCGATATCTACATCAAGCTTTGAAAATGACGCAGACACCGAATCCGAACTTTTCAGTTCCTTCAGATGTTCAATTCCTTTTTCTTTCAGCTCTGCAACAGATTCAGAATTTCCATAATCATACGTTTCTGCAATCTCATATTCTCCAAAATATGACTGTTTTTCCGTGATTTCTCCTGTCTTGTCTACATACAGATCAATCACTGTTCTGGCTGCCAATTCGCCAGCTCCGAGGCAGATCAGATGATTCACCCCACCGGTTTTCTTTTCGATTATGATCTTCATTCCGTAGTCATCGGAATACTCATATTTTTTTGACAGATCTTCGATCTGGACAGCTGATATATTCACACAAGAATCCTTGTCGTTGTAGACGATTTTCAGCTTTGCACCAACAGAGGACAACATCTTCACAATACCGGAATATGCATCAACATATCTCGGAAACTGATAGTTGCTTATCTGTATTCCGGAAGATGTTCCAGGAACAGCAAACAGATCTACCAGATCACACCGCCTTATCAGTAGTGCAAGGATATCATTTGCATCTCCGGATACCACAAGATAATCTTTTCCGGTGTCCGGCCTGATCACTTTCTTTTCCAGAATGCCACGCCAACTTCTTCCGGAATAATATACTTTGGATTTTTCGGTGTCGACTTTTACATTGTCCACAATCCCTCCGTATTCTTCGTCTTTTATATACCAGATACATCCGGAACTCATGCAGTGATTTCTCACATTCATCTGGGCCTCGAAGTCATTGTCACCACCAAGCTCCAGATCGATCGAATATTTTTCAAGACTCCCTTGTGGAAGCCTGTTCGCGTCTGTATACATTACTTCCACAATGGTTCACTCCTTTTATCAATCAGGATCAGGTCAAATGAAAAACTGCCATTCCACGCAACGATCTGCGTGCCAGCTACAATTTTCTCAAAGATGTAATACTCTTTTGCGGCTGACCAGAGAACATTTTCCGTATACCCGTCAGTATGCACCAATTTAACCGTTTTTCTCCGTGAATCAATCTCTAATCGTTCACCGGCATTTAAAGAAACATTGACCTGATAGGTATTGTCTCCAATCTTCACAAGCGGTTTTGATACGGAACCATATATCCGCAGCACAAAATCTGATTCCGTGATACTAACATTATTGATCGAGGAAGATGATACCTGATTCAGATAATAATATCCGTATTTGTATGGATATTTCTTCAGATTATCCGTTTCAATGGTTGTTCCTTCTGTCTTCAGGAAATTAAATTCTCTCTCCTGCACCCAGTCCGGCTGATCGGTCGCAATGGTAACTTCAATCTCAATGTACCGTTTTGTCAGATACCACTTTGCTTTTTTTGATGCTACGATATAGCAATTAAGATAATAGCCGTCCTGATACAGTCTTCCTGACTGTTCCGCAAGAATATCAGCTTCAAAAATCCGGAAGATATCATTTCTTTTTTCAATTCCCTCTTCCTCGGAAGATGCTGAAATGATAATCTTCATCTTCTTTTCCTTGACACCTTTGTGGAAGTTGGTGATCTCATCATAGTCCGTATCATATTCCCATTCATAATCCCTCAATTCAGAGGATGTAATAAAAACACCACCCGAACCAAAGTCAATACTCTGGTTCAGATGGTTCACGTATTTCGCAACATTAAGCATACTTTTTCACCAACCTCGCTATCTCCCTGTTATCGAATTCAAATTCTACGCCATTCGTCAGGACATCAATCAGCAATTTGTACAATCCACCGTTTCGCATCCAGTTAAAGATTGCTTCCAGTAATGCACGGGTTGCTTCACTGTCACCATTTCCACTTCCGGCATTATTCACAGCTTCCTGAATCATATCCATCAAGTTCTGTGTACCAACTACTGTTTCACTTCCGGCTTCACCGCCAGCCAAGAACTGGTTAGACTTCGCATTGTAACCAAAAATAGTCGGCTGATTCAAGATCATACCTGAATCCATAGCCTTTTTGTACCATTCGATTCCAAGCTTCGGTACAGATGGTGGATTAAGTGAGAATTTCCCAGAAATACTGAAATGCGGTAATTTCAGTCTTGGCAAGCTCCATGAGAAATTCATGAGTGACTTAATATGACTAATTGCATTACCAACTATATTTTTACAGCCATCCCACACAGAAGAAAATGCGAACCTGATACTGTTCAATACACCAGTTACTGTCGATTTTGCACCATTAAGACCATTTGATATACTGGACTTAATCCCATTTATTGCACTGGATACATGGGATTTTATCGCATTCCATTCGCTGACAAACTTATTCTTAATATTACTCAGAATACGCGTCAAGTAATTTGCAATGATATTCCAGGCATTACTGATTACACTAGATATAACGTCAAGTGCAGATGACACTGCTGCCTTGATATAATTCCATGCTTCAATAATATATTCTTTGCAATTCTCCCATATAAACCTCCACGGAAGAGTTATAATCTGAACTGCCGCACTGATAATACTGGCAATCAGCATAATGCCGACTGTAATTATATTTTTGATCGTTTCCCACGCAGAGGATAGTGTACTGGTTATTTCATTCCACAGGTTAATCCAGAAATTTCTGAATGACTCCGAAGTATTCCACAAATGTATAAAAGCCGCCACCGCGGCAGCTAGGGCTACAGCTATAAGCAATACGGGATTTGCCGCAAACACACCCCACAGTTTTCCGAGACCTGTGACCAGCTTTCCTGCTACAGCATGTATCTGTCCAAAAGCTGTAATAACTTTCCCCACAGTAATAAGTACCGGTGTTACAGCTGCAACAATAGCAAGCAATACCAGAATAACCTTTTTCTGACTCTCTGGCATTGCATTGAATTTGTTTGTAAGTTCTATGACCTTTTGTGAAAACAACTCAATGTAAGGTGTAACCGTTGTTAAAAGAACTGCACCAAGCTCAATGCCACTATTCTTGATCCTGTTCAGTGATTTAGAGACTTTTGCGGATGGGGTATCCATCTTTTCAAGTCCCTGGCTGACAAGATCTGTAACATTTGTCATTGATCCCATTGTTTCATTGAAATCTCCGGCAGAGTCATTCAAAAGAGCCATTGCAGCCTTTCCTGCTTCCTGACTGCTCCATAATTCATTAAACGCTGTTCCAGTTTCATCAGAACTTTGTTTTATAAGCTTCAGCGCATCACCAACAGACATTCCATCTTTCATCAGCTCCTGGAAAGATTTTCCGGTCTTCTCTTTCAGAATTCCCCCTACATCTGTACCAGAATCACCAAGCTCATTAAGCATGCTGTTCATGTATGTAGTAGATTCCGCTGTCGCGATACCCTGTTTCGTCATGAGCGTGTACATCGTACACAGCTGATCCAGATTGACATTCATCCCTGCTGCAGTCGGGATTACTTTACCCATGCTGGATGCCAGTTCATTGACTGAGGTTTTACCAAGATTCTGCGTATTTACAAGTTTATTCGCAATATTTTCTGCCTGATCAGCTTCCAAACCATAGGCATTTACCGCTGTAGATAACAAATCCACAGATGTTGCCGTATCGGTAAATCCGACTTTTGCCATATTTGCAGATGTTCGGATAAAGTTTCCCAGTTTCTCGACCGGAACAGAAGCTGACAGTGCCTGGTATCCGGCTTCAGTGAGCTCAGTTGCCCCCTTTCCTGTCTCATTTGACAGATTGAGAAATTCTTTGGATAATTTCTGAACAGACACCTGTGAAGTGTCAAATAAGGTTGACATCTTCGCCATACCATTCTGGAAATCAGAAGATGTCTTTGTAACAACCGTAAGTGCTCCAGTCGCTGCCGCAGATACAGGAGCAAATTTCTTTCCCAGTTTTACAACTTCACCGCCAGCAGATGAAATCTTTTTGCCAACTCCTGTAACCTTTGTGCCAACAGCTTCAACCTTCTTGCCAAACTCTACCCATTTATTTCCGCTCTTCTCGGTTTCTTCCCCGCTTTTTTTGTTATCCTCTCCGGCTTTTCTTCCTTTTTTTCCGGATTCCTCTACTTTTCTTCCAGCATTTTCAACACTACTTCCGGCTTTTTCGGAGGATTCTTTTACTTTATCACAGCCTTCAGAGACAACCTTTTCTGTGTCATTGACCTGTTTACTAACATCATTCAATGACTTTTCTGCTTTGGCGGTATCAATTGCAATCGTACCGACAAGTTTAAATA